TCAACGCTGCCTTCGGCGGCATTGTCGGCGGGCTGGATGTGCTGCACCCATTGGCGTGCCTCGGCCACCACCGCCTTTGGGCAGCGGTAGGAGACCGTCAGCGGCAGGGTGATTGCGCTGAAGTCTGCGCGGATCAGGTCGAGGCTGTCGGAATCCGCACCCGTGAATCCGTAAATTGCCTGGGCAGGGTCGCCCACCGCGACCATGCGGCCGTCGGGGGCCAGAAGCTTGCGCGCCAGTGCGCGGCGGGTGGCGTTAGTGTCCTGCGCCTCGTCTAGCAGCACCCAGTCGTATCGGGTGATGGTCAGGTTTCGCTGAATGGGCAGGTAGACCATGTCGTCGAAATCAATCATTTGGTCGGCCATGTCGTTGCTGGCGATGAGCAGCGCGCAGGCTGCGCGGACGCCTTCGGCGGTGCCGTAGCCATCGGGCAGCAGCTCGTCGATGTCGTGGTGGGCGATCATTTCCGCCCATGCGGTGGGCGATGCGATGTTGGTTATTGCGCCAATGCCTGCCTGCTTCGCCATTGATGCGGCTTTGACCGCGAATGCGTGCAGTTCAGCCGGGAGCCGGTTGTTTTGCGTCAGGCGCTTGGCGATGGTGATCAGCTTTTTGCCGTCGACTTTAGTGTGTGGGCACACGGTGCGTAGGGCGGAAAAGCCAAAACTATGCACCGTTCCAACCCTTACTCGGCCATTGAGACCAAGCGGCGCGACTTTGACCGCAATTTCCTCCGCAATTTTCTTGTTGTAGGCCATGAAGGCGACGGGGCCGGTCGTGCGGGTCAGGAGACCGATCAGCGTGGTTGTTTTGCCCGCGCCTGCGACGGCTTCAATAACCGCGCTGCCTGCGCTGTGGCTGGTCCAGTCGTACACCGCCCCTTGCTGGGGCGAAGGCTGGTGGGCTGCGGGGGCTTCGGGAGCTGCGATGCGGGTGGGAAGCGGCGCCATTTAGTTTTTCCTTCGGGCAGGTTTTCCTGCCAGTTTTTTACAGGGTATTTTTAACCTCGCCAACCCCCTGCGCTCAATATTTTTTAACCGGCGCGGTTTTTTTAAGCGGGAAATACTTAACCTAATTTTGGTTAATTTTGATTGATTCCTTTCATGCGATGATGGCGAAGGCGGCAGCGACGCTAGACACATTTCGTGCGTTCAAAAGCGCATCGCTAGCGGCTTCGTAAAGATTTCCGCGCCCAATGTGACCGCAGAATGAAACCACCCATCCATCCACGTCAGTGCGTGCGATGACGGTCTTGCCGTCAGCTTGGACGCGAAACAGGCGATGCTCGTTCATCTCAACCACCACCAGGGTTCCGAATGTTCCGGAATCTGTGCCATCCCGCAAAAAACAGTTGATGATGGTCTCAATTTTTTCGGCGGTGTTGATGTTGGACATTTTGTGTTTTCTTTCTCCGACGGGCTATTGGGTTCGAAGCCCTAGGTTTCGCCTTAAAGGGGGGGGGCGAGCCAAAGAAGATGGCAAATTCTTTTTGCGCGGGTCGGGTGCGAATGTGGGCGGCGGGCTGGCTGCCCGGCTCTGAAGCCACTCTATAATTTCTGCTGGTGGCTGCGCGCTGCCATCAAGCCAGCGTCTAATTGCCCCCTTGCTGCGTCCGGTCGCCTTTGCCAGCCACGCCACGGGCGTTCCTGTGGCGTTGAGCGCTTTGCGAAATTCCTGAGCGCTCATGTTCGCCCGCTCATTTGCATGGTCGCGTTGGCCAGGATGTGTGGCGACGGGACCGGGTGACGCGGCTTGCGCATGGGTTGCCATTCGTGCGCTTCCTCGATGTTTTCGCGGTGCCAGCGATGAATTTGATTCGCCATGAATGCGTCAATATTTTCTATCTTCAGGAGTGCGGACATATCCTTGATGTGCTTTTTAATCATGATATCGCACCATTGCTGCGGCCCTTCTTGCAGCGCTTGGCGCGTTAGTGGCGGAAGATTATCGTAGGCATCCCATCGCGCGTTGGGCTTGTGCCGCGTGCGGCGCGTGCGTCCGTTGGATGCGGTCATCGTGCAAATGTCTTTTTTGCTTGCGCTTGCGGCGCTCCGCAGCTGGGTTCGCGACGCGGCGGACCTTCGGGCAGCCCCAGAATGTCCCATTCGCGGGTGGGGCGGACGTAGGCGACGCGGCCACCGCGCTCAATTTCAGCGGCCATGGTGTTGGCGGCTTCGATCGTGGCGACGGGCAGGCACCTCCGCCATTCGCCTGCCTGGGTTCCGCCGATGTAGTAGACCACTGTGTGGGTGCTGGTCATTGTTTTAGTTCCTTTCCTGCGGGCGGGGGTTGCTCCCTTCGCCTGCATCTTTTTTACCGCGTCACCGCATCTGATGCAACCTCAATGGAGAGCATAGGCTAGGTTTTCTGCAAATAATTTTTGCGGGGCTGCGGCGTGTATCGCTTTAGGTTTTCTGTGCAGTCCAGCAGGGTTTCCTCCGCCCATCGCGCCGTAGGCATGCCGCGCCACATGCGCGTTACCTCCCATTTATATTTGCTGGTTGATTCCGGCGAGAGCCGTGTGATCGCGCCAATTTGGTGCTGGTCGCGGTCGTAGACCCAGAGCGTGGTTTCTGTCACGGTTTCGTGCTCGCACCGCGCCACGGTCAAATTGGTTCCGATCAAATAGGTTTGCGCATGGGCGAGGTCGTCGCTTTGTTCATCCTGCGTCATTGTTGATTCCTTTCTTTTTTGGTTTTTAAACCTCTTGGTATTCCGCCACGCAAAATCTCCATGCCGGGTATTTTGCTGCTCTTGCATCGCGGAAGATTTCTGCATCTTCGCGCTTTTCAAAAGCCTCAACCATCATTTCGGCGGTTCCGCCATTTGGCCAGGACATTACGCAAAAGAACGTTTTCATTGGCTTAATCCTTTACCAGATCGGCCGGATTTTCGGCTTCGAGGTAGACCGGGAAATTGACGTAATATCGCATGCCGCCGGTGACTTTATGGAGCGCACCGATTTGCGGGTTGGCTGCGAGGATGGCTGCGACGCGTGCGCGCTTCGCAATTTCCGCTTCCGCCTTTGCCATCGCGGGAAGCTCGGAATTGCGCTTTTCATCGCGCGCGTCGGCCAGGGTGAAGATGCGCTTCATGCCTCGATTTTCGCTCGTGCGGCCAGCGCCGCGTGATGATCGCGATACAGTGCCGCCATTTGGGCGGTCAGTGCGCGGGCGCTATCGCCCAGGGCTGCGATTGTATCCCATGAGGCTGTGGCGTATTGCGCCCAGATGGCTTCGCGCTGCGCATGCAGTGCGTCGTGCTGGCGGATGAAATCCGCGCTTTTGATTTGGGTCATGGTTATCATGCTCCGATGAAATGCAGCTCGTCGCTGCAGATGGCGTCGCGCTGGGTGCGTCCCGTGAAGTGGACTCGGCAGTTGTTGCCCAGGCTAAACCCGGAGGCTGCCGCGTAGCTCATGCGCGCGTCGTCAGAAATGTCCGGCATTTGCGCCAGGATGGCCTTGCCGCGCTTTTGGATGGCGTCAAGCAAGCCGGTCTTGTTTTTCCGTGGCGTGTAGCAGACCAGCATCTTTTGGCCGTCGGCGAGGGTCAGCGCCACCTCGTAGCGGGTGGCGTAGTTCTGAATGGCCTTGAGCTTCTCGATGGTGGTCATGCGCTTTGTTCCTTTCCTGCTGCGGGGGTTTTCCCCCCGCCCGTTTTTTTACCGCGTTGCTGGCGCGCGTGCAACCCTAAAGGCGCGCATTAGAATTTAAAGTGCATAGATGGTGAAGGACCCTTTGGCGCCGATCTTGTTGGGGCCGACCATTCGCTCCCGCGACTTCACCTCGACCGCGTGGCCCTTCTTCTTCAGCCCGGCGAAGAAGCCGCGGACCGTGTGCTGCGCCCAGCCCGTCGCCCCCGCGATCTGCGCGACAGTCGCACCCTCGGGGCGGCGGAGCAGGGCGAGCACCTGTTCCTGCTTGGTGCCTTCGCGCTGCTTGCGGGGCTTGCCCTGCTCGCGGGCGGTGCGTGCGGGCTTGCCTGCGAGTGCTGCGCGGAGCGCTTCGATGGCGCGGCTGATTGGGTTGTCGGTCGCGTCCTGCGCAGGGCAGGCATCCCAGGCGACCAGAACCGCTGCAGCGGTGTTGCGCAGGCTGTTGCGCGGCGTGGCGTCCTGCGCGGGCTGGGCGTCCCATGGGTCGACCACTTCGGGCTGGTCCGGGGCGGTCGGGGCGGGCTGGAAGTCTTCCGGGTACCAAGTCTCGGTGGCGGGGCTTTCCTCCGCCTGGGTGGGCGCCGGGGTGGCGTCAGCGTCGCCTTCGTTCGGGTCGATGCCGATGGCGCGGAGACCCTCGTCGGTGATGCGCGCCACGATCCAGGTCCCGTCCTCGTCCTGGCGCCAGCCGAGCCCGACATGCTCGCGCGGGGCGTTGATCTCGGTGAGCAGGCTGTTCTTGATCAGGCTGCGAAAGACCGCGTTGCGGGCGGCGGCGGGCAGGGTCTTTGGCGAGATAGCGATGCCCATCTCGTGCTGCGCGGCGGCGCTGAGGATTACGCGCTGGGTGTCGGAGAGCTTGGTCATGGCGGCTTCTTTCCTGCGGCGGGGTTGATTCTCGCCTGCGCCCATTTTAACGCTCATCAAAACCCATCTCAACCCCTAATCCTCCTATTTATCAAAATAATTTTGACCGCACACAAACCCGCGCCAAAGCCTCGCCAGCGGCTCCCCCGCATTCTCCGCGATCCACCTACCACCCAACCGCCCCAAGCCCGCCGGCGGCGCCCAGAATCGACGCCAGAGGCATGCCTGGGGTTAGGTCGTGGGTATAGGCGGAGGCTAAGGCAAATTTGGCCTTCAAAAATTCCTGTTTTTGTCCGTCAATAATTATCCGTCAAGTTTTTACGGCCAAGCCTTTGATATGTTTGGTTCTTTTTAATTACTATAATTAATTATTATAATAATAAGAGAGGGGGGGGTACTACTTCACCCCGCGTTAGGGGTTTCCCTGCGATACGTGAAACCCCCTGTATGACAATAATTCAGATAATAATTATTGGGCAATTTCTGCCATTAATTAATTATTGTCAGGGGGGGGGGTATGGGTACGGACCACCTCCGGAGGCTGCAAAAATAAATGCGTTTCGCGCGTAAATCCTACGTTGACGTGGCGGCGGAGTGGGCGCATTTTGCGTTCACCGGAGGCGCTTAGGCCACGGCGGAAAGGACCAAAACGATGAAAATTATCCAGCCCATCCGCTACACGATCACCTACCAGGTGCTTGAGGCGGCCAAGGACAACAACGACGCTTTCGTCATCGCCGCCTGCCGCCGTTGCCTCAATGCGTGGCGCATTGGCCGCAAGGCTCCGCAGGATTTCGCCATCGTCATGGCGTTTGCCGCGTAACCCACGCACCCCAAGCAAGGAACGACGACGATGACCAAGACAACGCAGACGATGATTCCCGCCGATTACATCAAGCTCCGCATGACCGCTCTCGGCTTCGAGATGCCCGCGACCAAGGAAGCGCGGATTGAGCGGACTGTGGCGCTGGTGGCCGCGTTTCGCCCGGCGCTGGAATCCGCTTTTTCTGCGGTCAACGGCAAGGCCGATGCGTTTACGCTCGGCGCTTCGGACGCCATCACGCTGGCGATTGAGACTGAACAGCGCCTTGCCGCCATGGGGGTCCCGAAGGGGGATCGCAGCGGAGTGGTTGTCACCATGTCCAGCGCCGGCCCGGATGCCAGCGCCTACAAGCACCGCGCCATCGGGACCAAGTTTTCCCTGCGCCGCGACAGCAAGGGCAGCTGGGCACTGGTCGACGTGACCCGGATTGATGTTTTTCCGAAGCAAACCGCAAAAAGCCTGCTGACCGTTTCCGCCGCCGCCCGCGACGCAATCATCCGAAATGCAATGGATGGCATCCAGGTGGCAGCCTAACCCCCGCACCCCAAGCAAGGACGAAAGACGATGATCTTTCCGACCATCCACATGAACGGAACCAGCCGCGAAAGCCTGAGCAAAGATTATATGGAAGCGTACATCGCCATCCGAGATGCGATGGACGTGCTGGCCAAGGCGGGGCCGAACGGCCGGGACTACTACCCGCAGGGTCCTGAGGCGATTGTGCGTGCGCAGGAGCATCATCGCGACCAGATGATGAGGCTGAATAGCGTCGCGGAGGAACTGATTGGGATCGTGGAGCATGTCATTGGCTAATAAAAACGCGCGCCGAGGACGTGGCGCGATGGTTGGAAGTGCGCGCCACGCACGCGGAGCGGCATCCGCCGCCCGTGCGTATCCGCTAACGCTGCAATGATTTACCCAACATACCGGAGACCGCCAATGCCCGCACCCGAAACCGCCTATGTGCTAGGCCACGCAGACGAATGGGAGGACTGGACGCCAGCCGGATGCGAAACCGCCGCCGATCTAATTCAGCAGCTTGTTGCTCAGCGCGATGGGCTGGCGACGGCGCTCAGTGCAGCATCCGAGGAAATTGCAGCATGCGCCGAGATCATCAAGGACGACGAGGCGCGGGCGCACGCGCACATGTGGGCGCGTAAGGCGCGCGCAGCGATCTCGACATGATTCCCGCGCGCTTGCTGCAAGTGCTGGCCCTGCTCCAGATTTCGGAGCGGGGCCTAGCGCGCATGTCGGGTTATTCCCCTGGCGCCGTTCGAAAATGGGTGAGTGGCGCCGCTGCGGTGCCCAACGAGCTGGCGCGATGGCTTGATGCCGCTGCGGTATGGCGGGATCAAAACCCACCTCCTCAAAAAACCCGCCCCAGCGTTAACCGAGGCGGGTAAGTTTTGAGAGGAAAGGAACCAAATCACGCAACTTCACGCTTATTTTATCTCACGAAAACTTATTGCGTGCAAGCGTCAACACACTCTTGCATCTCGTAAACGCAAGGTTTACAAGCCTGACCATGGAAAATTCTCATGACCTTGCCGAATTGGCGAGGAATATCATTGATGCCGCTGGCGGCACCGCATCCTTCGCCAAAAAGCTGGGATATTCGCGCCAGCGTGTGCATTATTGGAGGCGTCGGGGAGTGCCCACCAAGGCTTTAGCCGTCGTCCACCGGGAGTTGGGAATTCACCCCAGCTCTGTGCGGCCAGATTTGTTTGTTTCCGCAGCCGTCGCGTGACGGACGACGAAATCACGATAATTCTGCCGCTTCCGCCCAGCATCAATAAAGCCTGGGTCCCAATCCGCACTCGCACGGGCGCGAGGCTCATTAAGCGCGCGCCATCCAGGGCATGGGCCAACGCTGCGCGATTAGAGGTTTCGATCCAGCGCCAGCGACGGCAAATTGCCGTGGTTTTTGAGGCAATCATTGAATTGCCGAAAATGCGCGGCGATGTTGATAATCGAATCAAGCAATTGCTCGATGCGTGCCAAGCCGGAGGCGCCATCACCAACGATAAACTGTGTCACCGGCTAGTGGTGGAGCGCGACGCCGACCGCGAGGGAAACGCCTACCTGACGCTTCGGCCCATCAAATAAATTGTGAGTTTCCCGTTGCCTTTCGGACGTCCGTCCTGTAAAAACATTTTTGCGCCCTGAGTGGGCGGACGGGTTAGGAAAGGATCAAAAATGGCCATATCAATGGCGTCTCTTCGACGCGGCGCGGAGGTAAAGGCACCGCGCATAATGCTTCACGCTCCGCACGGCATAGGTAAAACCTCGCTGGGCGCGGGCATGCCAAAGCCGGTGATCATCCAGACCGAGGACGGTCTCGGCATGATTGACATGCCTTCATTCGGGCTTCTCAAAACCTACGCAGATGTGATGGACGCTGTTGCCTCGCTGTACAGTGAGGAGCACGATTTCCAAACCGTCGTGATCGATAGCCTGGACTGGCTGGAGCCGATGGTTTGGACCGAGACATGCCTCCTGAACAAATGGAAAGACATCGAGCAGCCCGGCTTTGGCAAGGGGTACGCTGCCGCCCTGGACACATGGCGTTGCATCCTGGATGGATTAAACGCGCTCCGAGACGAGCGAAAAATGACCGTCGTCATGATTGCGCACACGGAGTCAAAGCGCTTCGAAAGCCCGGAAGTCGAGGCTTTTGACCGATATCAGCCCAAACTGCAGAAGGCGGCCAGCGCGTTGATGCAGGAGCACGTTGATTGCGTTTGGTTTATGAACTATCGCGTTTCTATCGTGAAGGACGACAAGAAAGACCCCAGCAGCCGCGCGCGAGGCGTGGGCGGCGGACAGAGGGTGCTCTACACGACGGAGCGGCCGTCGCACCTGGCAAAAAACCGCTATCGAATGGCGGAATCCATCTCGCTGCCGGATGAGCCGGATCAGATGTGGCCCACCATCGCCACCCACATTCCTTATTTTCAAGCCAACAAGGAGTAATCAAAAATGGCTTTTCTCGGTGGAACGTTTGACGCAACCAGCGTTGAGCCGGCTCAGCCGCGCGACAATATGCCGCCCGGCAACTACCCCGCGCAGATCATCGAAAGCGTGATGAAGGAAACGCAGAAGGGGGGCCAGATGCTCCAGCTGACGCTGGAGATTATTGACGGGCAATCCAAGGGTCGCCGGGTGTGGGATAACCTGAATTTGGTTAATCTAAATCCAGCCGCACAGGATATTGCCCAGCGCACCCTCTCGGCAATCTGCATGGCTGTCGGCAAAAAGAATATTTCCGACAGCGAGGAAGTCCACTTTCTGCCTATGGTTATCACCGTCGCGGTGGAGATTGATAATCGCGACAAGGACCTTCCGCCGGAAGAGCAGCGCAAGCGAAACGTTGTGCGCGGATACGCGGCAGCGAATTCCTCCGTTCACGTCCCCTCAAAGTTTACTCCGAGGCAGCCTGCGCCTCCGCCCGCTGCCGCGTCAAAGCCCGCCACAGGAACTCCGCCCTGGCGGAAGTGACCAAACGCTGGGGCGCAAAACGCCCCAGCTTTTTTAAACATTGTGAGGATTTACAATGGTTGCTTTGCCGCCGGCAGAGGACAAAACCGTTTCAGCGATTTATTGCGCTTATGAATCCGAGCAAGGCTCCGGCTATCGAAATCACCTAGGCGCCAGCGGCATTGGTGCTGAGTGCAGTCGCGCCATTTGGTACTCCTGGCGCTGGGCAACGCGCGCCAGTCACTCCGGACGGTTGCTGCGTTTGTTCGAAACCGGCCATCAAGCCGAAAGCCGCTTTATTCACGATCTTCGCCGCATTGGCGTCACGGTAATGGCGGTTGATCCGGAGACCGGCCAGCAATTCAACCTCCGTGATGCCTCTGGGCATTTTGGAGGCTCCATGGATGGCGTCGCCATTGGCATCGCGGAGGCGCCCAAGGCGTGGCACGTTTGCGAGTTTAAAACGCACAGCGAGAAATCCTTTAACTCGCTTAAGAAGGATGGCGTGGAGAAATCCAAGCCGCAGCATTTCGCGCAGGTGCAGGTTTATATGCACCTCGCCGGAATTGAGCGCGCCCTCTACCTCGCAGTAAACAAAAACACCGACGAGCTATATCAGGAGCGCATTCATTACGATGCAGAATGCGCGCTGCGCCTTGTCGCCAAGGCGGCGCGGATTATCGCCAGATCTGATCCTCCCGCGCGCATTAGCAGCGATCCTGAGCATTTTGAATGTCGCTTTTGCGACCACGCTGCCGTTTGCCATGGAAACGCAATACCCGAGCGCCATTGTCGGTCATGCCTGCACAGCACTCCCGTAGATAATGGCGAGTGGAAATGCGAGCGACACATGGACATCATCCCCCCCGATAATCAACGCACCGGATGCGTGGCGCATTTGTTCATCCCCGCCCTGGTGCATGGCGAGCAGGTGGACGCGGGCGAGGACTGGGTTAACTATCAATTGATTGACGGCTCCGAGTGGCGTGATGGCGTGAGGGAAGAAAATCAATGACAATCACCCTCCGCCCTTACCAGCGAGCCAGCATCGACGCGCTGTACAACTATTTCGGCGCCAGCAACGGCAATCCTCTGGTGGTGCTGCCCACCGGAACCGGAAAAAGCATCTGCCTCGCGGCGTTTATTCGCGAAGCCATCGAAGCGTATCCTGACACGCGCATTCTGATGCTTACCCATGTAAAAGAGTTGATTCAGCAGAACTTCACGGCGCTGCTGCGGCTTTGGCCGGAAGCGCCTGCGGGCATTTACTCCGCCGGTCTTTCGCGCCGGGACATCAATGCGCAAATCTTGTTCGCCGGCATCCAGTCTATCCACAAGCACGCCTTCCGCGTGCAGCGGTGCGATCTGGTGATCATCGACGAGGCGCATCTTCTGGGCCGCGCCGATGGGAGCATGTATCGCGCTTTCCTGACGCAGCTTAACGAAATCAACGCGGGGCTGCTCAAGGTAATTGGCTTCACCGCCACGCCATACCGGTTGGATTCCGGGCTGCTCCACGAGGGGAAGGATCGGGTTTTCACCGACATCGCATACGAGGCGACGGTGCTGGACATGATCCAGCAAGGCTATCTTTGTACGGTGGTGCCGAAGCAAACCGCCACTCAAATTGATGTTAGCGGCGTTGGAAAACGCGGCGGCGAATTTATCGCCAAGGACCTAGAAGCCGCCGCTGATCGCGATGAAATCACCGTTGCTGCTGTTGAGGAAATTGTTGCGTATGGCAAGGACCGTGGCTCCTGGCTGGCGTTTTGCTCCGGGGTGGACCACGCGCTGCACGTCCGCGACGCCATTCGCGCGCATGGTATTTCCGCCGAGACGGTGACGGGCGAGACGCCCAGCGGCGAGCGCGCTACCATCCTGGCAAATTTCAAGGCGGGGAATCTGCGCTGCGTCACCAACGCCAACGTCCTGACCACCGGCTTCGATGCGCCCGGCATCGATCTGGTTGCCCTGCTACGTCCAACCGCCAGCGTCGGATTATACATCCAAATGGTGGGACGCGGCACGAGACTGGCGGAAGGAAAGCCCGATTGCATTATTTTAGATTTCGCAGGCAACACCGCACGTCATGGTCCCATCGACAAAGTGGATGGGCGCCGCAATGAAAAGTCCGACGTTCCGGGCGATGCGCCAATCAAGGTCTGTCCAGAATGCCAGACTATTAATCACGCCGCCGTGAGGCATTGCCTTTCCTGTAATTTTGAATTTCCGCCGCCCGCATCTAAAATTAACGCCAATGCCGCGACTAACGCGCTGCTATCCACGCAAATTCAAGCGGAGTGGATTCCGGTGAGGGACGTGACGTATGCGCTGCACTCCAAGCCGGACAAGCCCAACTCAATGCGAGTTACATACGTTTGCGGAATAATGACAATCCACAGCGAGTGGATTTGCTTTGATCATATTGGCTACCCACGCCAAAAAGCGGAGGCGTGGTGGAAGCGCCGCAGCGAATCGCCGATTCCGGCAAATAGCCAATCCGCTATCGAGGCATCCAACACGCTGCGCCAGCCAACCGAAATTCAGGTTCGCCCAGTTGGCAAATATGTTGAGTTGACCGGCTTCAAATTTTGACGGAAGCGGCGCATGCTAGCCGACGACAAGGAGGGATGGGGAAATGGTTGATCCGAACGATCACGAAATGGCAGCGATGATGCAGGCGTCGGAGCGGGCTGGGGAATTCATCGAGAGCCTGGGAAAAACGGATATGGCTGCGTGGTCCTCCGAGCAGTGGGGCCAATTCATCGAGGTCATTTGCACCGGCTATGTTGATAAGCTGACTGAACTGATGGCGACCATCATGGTTGCCATAGAAAAAATTAAGACGCGCGAATGATTCCGGGAATGTCAAAGTTTAGCGATTATGTCGCTTCTCGCAAAACAACGCCCACCCTGGTTGATGCCGCCATTGCCATGGGGATTCCGGTTTTTCCCTGCGATGCCCAGAAGCGGCCGCTGACCGCGCACGGGTTTAAAGACGCGACATCAAATCCCGACGAACTCCGTCGAATTTTTGCCAATCCGAAAGCAACCATGATTGGCATGCCGACGGGAGAAATCACCGGCGTTGTGGTGATCGACGTGGACGTGAAGGACGGGCGGCCGGGCATGGAGTGGCTGAACGAAAACAGCCATCGCCTGCCGCAAACCCGCACCATCCGCACCGGCAGCGGTGGGCTTCACATCTATCTCCGATGGCCGGGACAGATGATTCGGAATTCAGCCGGCAAGATTGCGCCTGGAATTGATATTCGTGGCGACGGTGGCTACGTCGTTGTTTCGCCCTCGCCGGGATATGCGGTGGCGGACGATTCCGAAGTGTCTGGGGTGCCTGACTGGCTGATGCCCATCCTGGTACCGCCAGCCCCGCCAGAACGCACCACGGCGCCCACACACGCGCCATTGCCTCCGCGCCCTCACAACCCCGACGGCGGAACGCATTACGGCGTTGCTGCGCTGGAAAGAGAATGTGACGCGATTCGGCAATCATGGGAGGGAAGCAAGCACCACACGTTAAACAAGGCAGCATTTTCAATTGGCGGCCTAGTTTCGGCGGGCGAGCTGCAGGAGGGGTTTGCGTTCGCCGAACTCTCCGCCGCCCTGAGCGATATTCGCCACGCATGCAAAGATTTTCGCCACGCGCAAAATACTTTACGCACCGCGTTCCAGGACGGCACGCAAAAGCCGCGCGATGTTCCGGAGCGCATGGCGTCGATTCCCGACGACGCGCCTCACCCTGCTGCGGCGTTCCTTGCTAAAATCTTTGCTAGAGGCTCTGAAAAGCAAAAAGCACCCTTGCCTGTGGGCGCGGATTTGATGGACGTTCCGGGTGCGCTGAAAATGTTTATTGAGCATTGCGAGGCAACGGCGATCAGCCCGCAGCCGTTTCTGGCGCTTGCTGCCGCGATTACGCTGGTCGGCACCCTGGCTGGGAGGCGCTACCGCACCATCACGGATTTGCGAACCAACATCTACTCCGTAGGCATTGCGGATTCTGGCGCGGGAAAAGATCACGCTCGCAAAGTGATTAAGAAATGCCTGCATGCCGCCGACTTAGGGCAATACATGGGGGGGTCGGACATCGCATCCGGATCAGGTCTCCGCACCGCCCTCCTGCGGCACCCCGCGATGCTTTTCCAGATCGACGAATTCGGAGACTGGCTGGCCGGGGTGGTGAGCGACAAAGCCGGGAGCCATCGCAAACAGATCGCCGCGATGCTCAAGGAGCTTTACTCCAGCGCCAGCGGGCAGTGGCAGGGTACGGAGTACGCGGACCAGTCTAAAATGGGACGCCCTCGCGAGGATATTTATGATCCTCATGCTTGTTTTTACGGCACGACTACGCCTGAACAGTTCTGGGGCGCTGTGGCGGGCGCCAACCTGCGTGACGGCCTACTGGCCCGCATGCTCCTGTTCGTGACTCCGTGCAGCTACCCAGACGAGCGAGAGCCAACGATGATTGACCCTCCTCAAGCGCTGATTGACGCGCTGCAAGCAATTGCACGAGGCGCTGGAACAGGGAATTTGTCGGACCTGATGATGTCTAGCATGCCGGCCACTGTCACGACGGTGCTCGAAACGCCTCAGGCGAGCGATGCCCGCCGGGCAATGCGCCATGACCAGCTGCAGCAGCAGCGGGAGGCGGAGGGGACGTACGTCACGGCGATTGCAGGACGGCTCGCAGAAAACGCCATGAAGCTGGCCTTAATTCGGGCGGTGGCGCGCGATCCGGCCAGCCCAATTATTGACGTGACCGACATTGCGTGGGGTCGTGCCGTTGCCCAGCATTGTGTGGACACCCTGCTGCGCGATGCGGGCAGGCATGTGGGCGATACGGATTTCGAACGAAAGATGAATCTTGCCGCCGACATTATTCGCAAGCACGGACCGATTGGCGCTAGCGAGATGATTGGGAAAGGATTTCGTTTTTCCGCCAAGGAGCGCGGAGAAATCATTGAGACTCTGTTGACTGGCGGGATAATTTCCGCCGCGCCCACCGCGCACAAAGGCGCGGGCAGACCCAGCGTTAAGTATGTGATTGCGGTTTAATTATAATAGAAAAGAATTTTAATCATTAATTATCCGCCGCGATATTCCAGCCCCGTTGCCTCGCTGCCGGGCATTTCCGGCAGCGCCAGCGACGCGGCGCGGTGTCCGTTGTTCATAAGCCACGCTTGCGCGTCGGCAATTGCTGTCTCGTATGCCTCGCGTGCCGTCAGCGTGCGAAGGTCGTTAGAAAAAACGCGATTTGGCTTTTCTGCGGTTGTGCCAGCAATAGCTGTCGTGCTGGGTTTTATGTTGATGGGATTAAGCATTTCTTGTTCTCCGCTCAAGTTCAGCCAAAATGCGCGCGCGCATCTTCTGCACCGTGCGAATAGTGCAGCCAATAGCCAATGATGCCTCGCGGCTTGATGCCTGCGGCATTCGCATCAATTGCCGCACTAGTTGAGGCGACCACTCAAAACGCGGCGCCAAGCCCTGGTTGCGGATTAGAGTTTTGACAGCAACGGGCGTTCGGCCAGTAGTCTGCGCTATGACCTCCAGCGGTGTGCCGTTTGCTCGCTGGTCGCGAATGACGGCTATCAACTCCGGCGTGATGGGCTGGCGGTGGTTCGCTGGTGTCACAAGCCACTCCCGTTGTTGATTGGAGCTGCAAAACCTGTCGGGCATTTAATCACGCGGCCTTGCGCAATGGCTTGCGCAATCATCGCTTCCGCGTTCGGCGGTGCCGGGACTGGATTACGGCGAAATTGTCCGATGATGCGCCAGTTGTTCGCCTTCTCCGCGTCGATGAATGCCTGCTGCAATGGGCTGCGATATGTCGCGGATTTGGCAAGCCGCTGCTGCTGCTGCTGCTGCCGCTGAACAACATAAACAGGCTGAACTACGGTCGCGATCCTGTAGACCCGGCGCCATTTTTTGCCGGTTTCTCCCGTGATGCCGACATGCCGTGCGGCCACTTTGGGCGCCATGGTCAGCATCGCTTCGCGGAACTGCGCCACCCGTGCCAGATGCCGCGCGGTATTAATTGCTGCTGTTTTTTCGGCGCCGCTAGCGCGGATTTGCACAAGTTCTTCCGGCGTGCGGCGAAAGCGCGACTTGGGCGCGTTTGGGTAACGGTCGATCTTGCCGAGCCGCGAAACGCTATCGGCAATCTGACCATGCGAAAGCGACAATGCGTCGCAGATTTCCTGATTGGATTGACCTGCCAAGCGCAACTTTTGCACAGCAGTGTCTTGCGCCTCGCGCTTTGCCGCCCACTTCGCGCGAAATTCCTCGCGTGGGGTCACTTTGGCAACCCATTTATTAGCGTCGGGAAGCGTGGCGCCCAGCGATCCTCGCCTGCCGACGTGCTAATTTTTTCGATGGTAAACGGAACGTCATGGCCGCACTTTGCCCATGCATCGCGAGCGATAGCGCCCAACTTGTGCGCGCCTTCTTGTGTCAAGAAGTTTTGATTAGAGTTTGCGGGCACTGATGAAAATGGGGGATGCTTCACGGCCGGGTTACCTCCGATGCAATGCGAAACCATTCCGAAACGCGGCGCCGAATGCGCCAAATAACGCTTTTCAAGCAAAAATCTCCGCGAGGTCTGGCCGCAATTCGCGCGGCGTGACGGCGCCGTTTGTAGCGCGGGCGATGGCCACGCATTGTTTTGGCTCCGGACGTCGCGCGCCGCTCAGATAACCGTGAACCGTAGAAACCCGCATTCCCAGCCTGTCGGCCAGCGCGGATAGGGTCAGCGTTTCGCGGTCGCGATATTCGACCAGGGTCATAGGGACATGATACGCACGAAGCGTAAGGCGCATCAACGGAAAATAGAAAATTTCATGCGTAAAAATATCTTGCATCAATTCGCGCTATGCGTAAAAATGGGCGCACAAACACGGAGAATAGCGACCATGCCTGACAAAACGCCCATCAAGTCAGTGTTCAAGATCACCAGCACATCTGGTGTGATCTTGTTCTGCACCGACACCGCCGCAACGATGCGCGATGCGGCTGAACAGGCGGTAGCGCAACGCGCCAACCTGTCCCGCGCCAACCTGTCCGGCGCCGACCTGTACCGCGCCAACCTGTACCGCGCCGACCTGTCCCACGCCAACCTGTTCGGCGCCAGCCTGTTCGGCGCCAGCCTGTCCGGCGCCAATCTGTCCCACGCCAACCTGTCCGGCGCCGACCTGTACCGCGCCAACCTGTACCGCGCCAACTTGTCCGGCGCCAACTTGTCCGGCGCCAGCCTGTTCGGCGCCGACCTGTCCGGCGCCAACCTGTCCCACGCCGACCTGTCCGGCGCCATTTATCGTGGTGGCATCAAGATCGGCGCGCGTGGACTGCTTAAGACGTGCAGCCGCAGCGATGGTTACGATTTCCATCTCTTTGACTGTGAAGACGGCAGCCCGCGCGTTGATGCCGGGTGTCGCTGGTTCACGCTGCCGGAAGCGTGGCTGCACTGGACGCAGACGCGCGATGCTACCCCGCTGGGCGAAGAGACGTTTGATATCCTCGTGATGTTTGAGCATCACATTGAGCGC